TAACTGTAACATTTTATTGACCATTTCAACTTCTTTTAAATTTTTAGGTGCAAATTCAAAATCAAATGAAAATGATCTAAATGGTACAGATTGAAATGCTAGTTCCATTCTAGGATTAACTGCTCTACCTGTTTGTTTTGTGAAGAAACCAGCGGCACCAGGAAATGTAACTTCTAACGCACCTTGTAATACTTGTCTACCTAACACACCACCTGCGTCTTTTAATTGTGCTAATAAATCTCCTACACCACTTTGATTACCTTCTGATTTATTTTCACTAAAACCTAAAAATTGTGAAATGTTTGCCATTAATTGTGCTGTTGATTTTCCCGCCTCTTTTAATAATTGTAAGTTCTTTGTTTCTGCTTGTTCATAGGATGCTTTATAATCAAACTTTACACTAGGTGGTGTATATAATATAATTGAATCACCTAAAAATGTATGTGTTTTAATTTGTTTACCCATACCAGATTTTGTAGGTTGTGATATTGTTTGTGCGTTCTTATTTAAAAAACCTTGTTTTTTTAATTGACTAAATCTTTTTTTATCTGCTTGTTGTTGTCTTTCACCTAATCTTGTTGAAATACTATTTCTTACAATCTGACTCACTTTTGTATTAGGACTATTAAAAGCATTATCAATAGTTTGTTCGTTCATTATAATATCGAATATGATATAATGACCTTCACCTAAATTTTGTGTTTCTTGTGGATAATATAACTGACCATATTTAAATGGGTCATTCTGTGCTGATAAGTGAGAAGTAGGTGATTGATCTATGTCTAATGGTGATTTATTAGCAAGTTTTGCTGCTAATTTTGCCGTCTTTGCCCCACCAGCAAACCCACTTATAAGATTACCAGCAGCATTTGATATTTGACCACCTATAAAATTAGATGCTTTTGCCTTTAATACGTTTGCTACTTTTGATGTCCAAGTCATTAGTTATTACCTTTATATATATTACTAATATTTATATGATATGAAGAAGTCTTTTAAAGGAATATATAAACCAACTAATCCAAAGAAGTACGTAGGTAATCCTAATAATATAATCTATCGTTCACTATTAGAGCGTAGATTTATGGTCTACTGCGACACTAATCCTGGCATTGTACAATGGGCAAGTGAAGAATTGCCTATACGATATTACAATCCTATTGATAAGAAGTGGCATAGATACTTTGTTGACTTTATTATTAAAACTGATAAGGGTAGAAAAATGTTAATAGAGATTAAACCTTCTCGTCAATGTACGCAACCTAAACCACCTAAAAAGAAAACTAAATCTTATATGCGTGAAAGTTTTGAGTTTATTAAAAATCAAGCAAAATGGAAAGCCGCAACTGCGTATGCTAATGATAACGGTGCTGTATTTAAAATAATTACTGAAAAAGAATTAGGTGTTACGTTTTAAAAAGAACCTACTTGATTAAACCAAGCATTTTTACTATTAGATACATCACCTGTAGATAAATTAGTAACTGCACTACTATTTTGTGTTTGTACATTTGAAACAGTAGCATTTGTAGCAATATTTGCTCTTGTTGTTCTATCTTCACTTCTTAATTCTTTCATTTTATAAGCATAAGTTCCTGGAATAGTTGACGGATCTTTACCTTGAGTTTTGAACGGAAAGTTTCTTCTTTCATCTATTTGTTCTATTGTTTGTGCTTCACCAAATTTTAATTGTTTTTGTCCATCACTACCTATATATTCAGGACTTTCACTTCCCATTTGTTTAATATTTTCTGCTTGAATACTTTTACCTTGTTTATCTAATTCATCACTTCTTTTATTTAAATTTTTAGTTCCTGTTCCTCTTATTTTATCAATTCCTTTTTTAATACCAAAAAAAGCACCTATTCCTAATAATGCTAACAAAACTTTTTTGTCTGTTAATATACGCATTAGATTAACTGCAACTAAAGCAATACCTGTTTTGATTTGTCTGCCTAATTGTATTAATAAACCTTTCATACTTGTAACAATAGGTCCTAATAATGTTTTAAATATCTTTAATGGTTTTAATATATCTAGGAATATATCTTTTAATGTTCTCAATGGTTCAAAGAAACCTGTTATTTGTTGTGTAAATGCGTCACCTATATCCATTATAAAACTAGGTACATAACCTCTTATACCTTCTCCACCACCTCTATCTCTATTACGTCTACCAAAACCACTAAAGAATCCTGTACTAGGTAAATCTTCTTCACTTTGAATATTCAAAGTTTTCATCAATGTTTCTTTGGTTGTCTGTAAGTTTTTAATTGCCTCGTAACTCATACTTACAAACTTTTTCTTACTTTCAATTTCTTCCTCGGATAAAAATCTACTTTCTTGTAATTGTTTCTCTTGTTTATTTTTTTCTTTTTCTAATACTTTTAATTCTATCAAAGTTTCTTTTAATGTATCACGTCTTTGTTTTATTTCTTCTCTACTTAAATAATCTATTTGACCTGTGATTTGATTGATTTCTGCTTTAGCACCTTTTTCTCGTATTTCGTAAATACGTTCTTCACTCTTAATTAGATTTTCTTGTCTTTGTTTTAAGAAGTTTGCTAAATCTTTATTATATTTACCTAAATCTAATCCTAATTTATTTACAATATTTTCTAATTTTTCAATTGATACTTTAAATTTCTCTACTGCAAAAATGTAACATATACAACTGCGACCTAGGTGTAGTCGGTTGTCTGCCTGATATTTTATAGATGTACATAGGGTGACCTGTTAAAGATGAAAAATCGTAACCTCGACCTACGCCTGGTGTGTATAATCTAAATTCTATACGTTCATAACCTGTTAATGGTAAATGTGATACTATTGCTTGTCCGTCTGCAACAACTACATTGCCTGATAAACCAGGACCTTCTAATGATTCGTATATATTGATTTCTAATACTTGTGTTTTAATAGATACAGATTTTGCGTTTGTATTTGAACCATCCGCTGATTGATATGACACTAAGGTAATATCATCAAGTAAGAAACGACCTGCTTTGGTTAATTTGTCTTTATTTATTTGTGAATACATAATTATTCATTCATCAATCTTTCAAATTCTTCTATCATCATAGGTACATATGCTGGGTTTAATAATTTAATTCTACTTATACGGTCTTGTTCTCTTTGTTCATATTCTCTATTACTAACTGATTGTGCGCCAACGTCTGTACTATTACATTCAATAAGATGTGAGTAATCAATTGACGTTTGTGGACCACTTGATTGTACTTTTTCATAATGATGTATTGCGTCTGGATTATCGTACTTAGAATATAAAAATTCTTCAAATGCTGAAAATGATAATGGCCATTCGTAATATGCGTCTGTAATGCCGTTTGTCAATAAAATTATCCAATGAAACATAGGACTACCAAAGTGTTTCATTGCAATATGTTCAGGTCTTTCACCGTTTGTTACAAAGTATTCTGAATATAAACTTGCTACGTCTTTGACTTTATCTCTAATTTTTACACGTCTGAATAAATCTGATACAAGTTTATATGTTTCAGTACCTGGTTGTATGTATTGTCCTGTAGGAAATCTTTCAAAATACATATTAGAATCCTTGTGCTACAGTTTCTTTTGTCATAATTTCTGTTTCACCAAATGCTAAATCAAGTTTAATAATAGTAGGAGGTGCACCTCTTTCGTCTGGTGGTAATGAAGATATAACACCTTCTGGTGCATAATCTATATCAACTGATTTTAATACACAACGACTCACTCTAGGAATATATGAGTTCTCCTGGTCTCTATACATATAAGTTATTTGAAATTCTGATGGTACATTGAAATAACCGTTTGCACTATTTTGATGTTCAGGCAACATATGAAATCTAAACAATTGTAATATTTTATGGACACTATCTTTTTCCTTTTCGTTCTTAGGTGCAAACATAAATGGAAAACTAAACTCTCTAAATGGTACTGATTTAAATACTGATTCTAAATTAGGATTCTTTGCTTGTCCCTTAAACTTGTCATAAACTGCTCTTGCATTTTCAAAACCAGGTATTATTCCTAATGTTGCAAAACCTGCTGATTTAACAAGTTCTATTGCTACAGAATTAATTTTACCTGCAGCTTTTACTCTATCAGCAAATCCTGGTTCATTTATTACACCAGCAATACCTTGTGCCATATCACCTGCAAGTCCTGTTTCTAATGCCTCGTAATCTGCTTTATATGTAAATTTCATACCTTCGGGTGGCATATACAATAATATACTATCTGATATGTACCTATGATTTGATTCTGCATATCTGAACAAACCAGAGTTAACACCTCTTACTCTATTTGTCTGCGTAACACCTCTGGATTTTATATTTTTAATTCTATTATTAAATGTGCCTTGTCTTCTACCGCTTTGATTACCAAATAAATCACCACCAATCTTATATTTTTCTCCTACATAATTAACTTTAGCATCTGTTAATCTACCATTATCAAATGTACTTGTTTTAAATTTTTCACTCTTATTGTTAGACAATACATCAAATATAATATAATGTCCTTCACCTAAATTACTTGTTTCTTGTGGATAATAGACAGTACCATATTGATATGGATTTTCTGCCATATGTGATGTAGGTCCTACTGCACCTATTTCTAAGGGTGATTTACTTAATAGTTTAGCAGCGAGTTTCGTACTTTGTCCTTGATTAGCAAATGATAATGCTTGACTAATCTTACCTGATACTGCACCTGCAACTGCATTACCTATTTTACCTTTGATTATATTTGATACTTTTGAGGTCCAAGCCATTTGTTTCTTCCTTTATATATAGTAGTAATATTTATATGATATGAAGAAGTCTTTTAAAGGAATATATAAACCAACTAATCCAAAGAAGTACGTTGGTAACCCTAATAACATAATATATCGTTCATTGTTAGAGCGTAGATTTATGGTCTACTGCGACAACAATCCTGGTATCATACAATGGGCAAGTGAAGAATTACCTATACGATACTACAATCCTATTGATAAGAAGTGGCATAGATACTTTGTTGACTTCATTATTAAAACTGATAAGGGTAGAAAAATGTTAATTGAAGTTAAACCTTCTCGTCAATGTACGCAACCTAAACCACCTAAAAAGAAAACTAAATCTTATATGCGTGAAAGTTTTGAGTTTATCAAAAATCAAGCAAAATGGAAAGCCGCAACTGCGTATGCTGAAGACAACGGTGCTGTATTTAAGATAATTACTGAAAAAGAATTAGGTGTTACTTTTTAAAAATCACTAGAACCTGACGCACCACTTCTAATATATTTAAATGAAGTATCTGGTTCGTGGTCTACAAATCCTGATACGTTAGTTCCTGAAGTTTGATTACTATTCACGTTTGAATTAGTTTGTATTATTACATTAGGAGCATTTGCACCAGCAGCACTTTCAGTATTTAATTCTTTTAATGATTCTGATACATTACCATACATACCCATACCATCATCTGTTTTTAATTGATTTCCGACTACTTGTCTTTTTTTAACACCCAATTGACTTAATGATGTACCACCTCTCATTCCTGTATAATCTATTTCTTCGGTGCCTTCACCATCCATACCTGCCAATTGTCTTTGTGCAATTATCTTAGCAGAGTTATCATCATAATCTGATAATGTTGTATCTACTGTTTGATTAACTAAACCATCTTCAAGTGTTGCACTTGACATATTTCTAACAGGTGCTGTTGATTGATCTTCCATATATGTTTCACCTGCCATATCACCTGCTGTACCAGCCTTTTTATCTACTACTTTATCTTTTTCTTCTTTATCTTTTCCACCAAAGAAGAATTTACCTACAGTAGAGTTCTTAAACCAATCTACTATACCTTGAAAGAAACCTGTAATCTTTTCCCATATTCCTACAAAAAAAGCACCGATCTTATCTATTTTTTCGGCAAAGAATTGAAATGCCATAACTACTGCCAATACTTTTAATGCAATCAAAATTCTTGCTGATTTAAATATACCGCCTATACCCATTAATGATTTACCTATATCTTTAAATGCCTTCATAGGATTTTCAAAAACTTTGGCAAATCCATCAAACACTTTTGTACCTACATTTTTGAAAGTGTCAAATACTTCGGTAATCGTATCAGGTATTATCATAAATGCTTCTTTTAATTCTGTTAATTTACTAAAACCACCTACATCTTGTCCAGCAGTTAAATCATTATCATCTTTAATTGATTCACGTGCTTTTTCATTTTCTTCATTTAATTTTGTTATTTCTTCACTAATTGTTTTTAAATAATTTTCTTGGTCTTCTAGTGTTTCTTTTATATCATCTTTTCCTTCTTTAGTTTTACCGACAACAAATTGATTTGTGCCCAATTTAGGTGCTAGTGTAGAAATTTGTTGTTGTTTTTCAGCAATTAGTTTTTCATTTTCTGCTATACTTATTTTTCTTTGTTTTACTTCT